TAGAAGAGGAATTTGTTGAGCGTGGGGATATAAAAAGACCCATGAGAGCTACAAACTTCGGTACCTTTCTTAACTTGGCTACAGCCATTTATCCGAATAAAGAAATTGAAATTTTACTCCTTAATTACTTTAAATATGAATCTAAACTTTGAAAGAGGCAGAGAGCCTAAAAAAACAATGGATGTTGGCTTCCCCACTTAAAAAATTGAATATAAATAATTAATGGTTTAGCTTAAAGTTGAAACTAATAATCCTTTTAAAAATAATTCTTTTTCTTTTTCTCTTCTTTCTTCCAAACCTGGAAATTTAATGGGGTTAGTTTTTGTAATTAAAATACTATCAGCAGCTGTTAAATAATCCCCCTGTTTTAATGATTGGATCATATCAGAGCCTCTAAGGCCATTTATCCCCATATTATATGCCATGGAAACCATAGAATCCCACATATGCTGAGATATTTTAATGTTTAATCCTTGTCTAACCCATTTTTCAAAAAGTCTTTTAACCCCTTCTTCTGCTTTTTTTAAATCCTTTCTAAAAAGTATTTCTGCTTCATATTCTGATATTTTTTGCCCTACAACGTACTGGGACGCGTTAGCAGGCTCTGCATGACCCCAGCCAATGGTTATCTTACCGTCACCTATTTTGTAAGCTTCTAAGCGAAGTTTTTCATGGTTTCGAATAAAATTTAAACCGTCATTACTGGTTTTTAAGGTAAGAGGATTCTGCAAAATATCATAATTAAGTTTTGTTCCTTCATCTTTCCAGAAATAGAAATCAAATAATTGATCAAATTTTTCTTGAACATCATCCTTAGAGACATAGGGTTGCTGAGCTAAATGTATGAGTGGTTTAGAATTAACTAATTCTTGTTTTGATGGCAAATCTTTTAATCCTTTATTGCTAGCAGTTAATAAAAACAAAGATGCAAGAATCCCTATTTTTTTGGCCTTATCCTTAATAGAATTAAAGTCAATCCGTTCATTTAGAATTTCCCTGACTAAAAAATCTTCATTCAAAAAGGGGTAAATGGATTCAGTAATTAGCATTTAAATATTTTTTATTTATATATCTATTCGACAATATTTCCTTTCTCTCCTTTAAAAAATGACAAAATGTCATTAATTTTTTTATGGCATAAAATTTGAAATACTATATATGTTTAACTAAAAATATTAAAAACATGGAAAATAAATTAGTAAAAAGATTTTTTAACGATGGTTTTTCGTACAACGATTTTTTTAATTTCTTTGATTCCTTAGAAGAGCGGGATATTTTGGCATTAGCAGCTTCTGATAGTTCCACCCCCAAAGTATGGGATAGATTCACGGATGATAAAACCAATGAAAAAGTGATTCAGATCGGTATCCCTGGTTTTAGCAAAAATGAACTTGAAATTAGCATTGAAGATGATGCTATTTTTATTAAAGGGGAAATAAAAAATGAGAATGCTAAAAAATTTTACAGGAACTCTGTTTCATATTCCATTTCTGATTCCAATATTGATTCAGAATCAATAAATGTTTCTCTGGATAACGGGATTTTGGAAATAAGATATAAAATTCTGCCAGGTAAGGATCCAAAAAGAATAGAAATTAAATAAAAAAGAGCCTTCGGGCTCTTTTTTTGTGATAAATATTAAAAGGTTTAGATAAAAATATGTATATTTACCCTATGAGAGCTAAAAAAGTTACGGATTTTATACAGGAAGGGGTGGCTGATATAGCTGCTGAAAAACTATTTAATATTCCAAATGAAACCAGCAAAAAATCCCTAGCTCCTAATGAAGAGCTTATTGCTCGCGATGGAAAATGGGCATTAATTAAAAACCCCGTCTCAATGGATTCTTTAAATCGCAATGTTAGAGGGGTTATTACTAAAGATGGCGATGTATATATGGAAAATTTTTCAGAGAAGATACATCACGATCTTCTTAAAATTCTTTTTGACCGGGGTATTATTAAAGGGGAATTTTCAAAAAAATGGAACAAACAGCTTCCAACTGAATCTGGTTTTTTAACTGTACAACGATATAAGGATACCGAAAATATTTGTATAGGGGAAAGCAATCGGTTGTTATATGATGCCGAAAATTACGATAGGTTTATTCCATATTATTCAGCTTTCATAAAAAAAGCTCAAGAAAAAAATACCGAATTAAAATTGCGAGATAAATTGGTCGGGATGAAATTCTCTGCTCTCAAAGAAAAAAGTAATATTCATTCTTTTGCCCATAACATATGCGAGGGGAAGCATTTTATAAAAAATAATTTATAAAAAAACTGAAATTGAAACCCCTCTATATGAGGGGTTTTTTGTGGTCTTTTCGTAATATAGAGATATATAAATTAAAAACTATAATATCTAGTAGATATTAGAAATTATCCTAGATGGCACGGAAGTAAATGTAAAAATAAAATACTATGTCTGTAAAAGAAATATACATCAGAAATCCAGAAGATCCAAATTACCAGTATAATGTTTTTTCTCATTCAGATCCTATAGAAAGTATTATTTCAAAAGTGAAAATGATATTGGGAACTACGCAAGGGCAAATTTTGGGGGATATAAATTTTGGCGTTGGTATTGAGGATCTTATCTTTGAAACTAAAATTAATAAGGTAGAGTTAGAAGAAAAAATTCTAAAACAAATTCAACAGTATGTTTCCGAAAGCAGCCAATTTAAAATTCAACCTTCTGTTTCTTTTGGAAAAGCTGATGGATTTAACTATGCCATTATAGATATTTTTATAAATGATCAAAAATCTATAGGAATATTAATAAAATAATTTTTTAAAAAATGAATATTATAAAGGCAAGCAGAATTCGCTTATCAGAGTTATATCAGGATTCAATTAATTTCATAAAACAAACTTATGACGATGCAGGTCAGTATTTTACCATGGCATCTCCTATGGGTCAGCTTCTTCAAGTTATTTTAAATATAGGAAGGATGATTCTTTACTATGTTGAAGATTCCATCACTGAACTTAATATTTTGACCGCTTCCAGAGCTCAAAGTGTAAAAGGTCTCGCTGGATTAACTGGGCATAATGCTTCCCGGGGGATGGCCGCACGGGGGACACTTAGACTATATTATAATGGGGAAAAACTCGATATTTATGGAAATACAGCAATTATACCTAATTATACTAGGCTTACCTCTACTTTTAATGGCCTTACCTATACAGTGACTCTTCCTGGAAATGAAACTCGCTTAGATTTAGGATCAATTACAAATTATGTCGATGTAAATATAGTTCAGGGTAAACTAGAATATCAGCAAGCAACTGGAACTGGGGATCCATTACAATCCTTTAATTTTCAAACTAAGAAAGGATCTATGATTGATAATTTCTTTGTAAATATCTATGTAAATGGGAAAAAATGGGAAAATAAAGATTCTATCATTGATATGAATTTCAATGAAGAAAGTGTTATGACTAAAACAGGTCAAACTGGGGGTATCGATATTTTCTTTGGCAATGGATATAATGGAGCCGTTCCCGCTCTTGGCTCTACAATTTTAGTAGAATATCTTTTAACGGATGGGGAAGCTGGAAATATTAGAACTGCAGAGGCTAAAACCAGTACTAATTGGAAATTTGAAGGCAAGGGTTATTCTCTTAATAGCCAGGAGATAGATTTAAATAAAATTCTTAGAATATCTATTCAAAAAGATATTTTATTTGGCGCTCAAGAAGAACCAGTTTATCTTACCCGTCTTTTAGCCCCTCATATGTCAAGAAGCTTTGTTCTTGCAAATCAAAATAATTATATCTATTTTTTAAGCAAACTTAACATGTTTACAATTGTTGATGCTATTCCGGGGTTTACTACATTTGAAGATCAATATAGTCTTGATAAATATAATCAGTCTAAAACCACTTTTGAAAATATTCAAGAACAATATCGCACTCTTTTGGCTACTGTTGGAGCTTCTTCAAGTCAATCCCTTGCAAAGAAAACAGAATTGGATAATGCCCAAAATCAGGTTGCTTATTGGCAAGGTCAAGTGGAGGAACAGAAAAAAGATGATAATACAGTTTATCTTTATTTAGTTCCAGATGTTAATCAAAGGATACCAGCTAATCAAAATTATTATACATGTACGTTGGATTCGTTCCAGCTAACCGACTTTGAGAAAAGGGGGATATTAGATTTAATTGAAGAAAGCGGGCAAAGAATTCTTACCATAGATAATGCTATTATGACGATCAAGTATCCCAGATTTGTTCTAAATATAGTTCTTATCATATATGAAGGATACGAATTAAATAATATACGAGAAACTATTATTTCAAAAACATCTGACTATTTCTTAAAAAATACAAGAAGGGATAGAATTCCCCAATCTGATATTGTTAGAATTATAGAACAAATTGATGGAGTTGACTCAGTTTCCGTTTGGTTTGATGCTGATAAAAATAATTTTCAAATTTATGGAAATGGTTACGGTTTAGATGATTATGGAGATATACTTCTCGAAAGATATGTATTAGATGCTTTTAATAATAAAGTAACTGTTAAGGATATTTATCCTCTTATTCGTGGGGGATTTGAAAGTTCTAACGGAATTTCTTATGATGATTCGGTTGTTAAGGATCGCCTTTCAACTCTAAATATCAACTTGAGAGGGATTACTCCTACCACTTTTTCTAGTAATCAAAATAAAAATATCGTATCCAATTTATAATGGCAAATTCAATTCAGAAACAGAATACTGTAAGCAGCAAAAGTCAAAAGTTTAGGGTAAGACCTTCTTATCTTAATGCAGCAAAACATCTTTCCGACAATTATTTAAATCTTGGATATGCGTATCAAGGAAAGATACTTCAAAAGATGACCTCTCCGGAACTTTGGACAAACCCAAGACAAAAACCTTTATTTGCTCAGCTTGAAGGAATGATTGAGTTCATTCTAGAGCAGGTTAAATATATTAAGAAACATATGAGTATTGCGCATGATAAAAACTCTATTAATATATAATTTATGAATATACAAGATTGGAAGATATTTTCAAAAGCCGGATCAGAATTGCAGAGTTTTGCCGATACTTATTTGCCACTTACATTTATTGCTACTAATAGGGATGCAACTGGTGCTACAGCTTATGCTATAACAGATCCGAGCAACTATATCATCGATGTCAAAGTTACAAATAGCGGGTGGGAATATCCCACAAATACGCAGGTTCAACTAGATTCTAAAGTATTAAACCCACCCGAAGTTTCTATTAGATTTAAAGATGTTTCTATTTTTAATCCGGATCTCACTAATTCTCAAGCTATAGAAAGCGTTTCAATAACGTTAACCCCAGATGTTTCTTTCCTTTATCCATCTGTTTCTTTAAGTTCAGCCATATTTCTCAACCCTATTTCTCAGGGTCTTGTAGAAACTGAACATTTAACTATTCTTGAACAAATCTCAGCAGGGGCTTTTACTAACCCCTTTGACCCAATAAATCCAACATTGGTTTTTAGATTTAGCGATGGAGATCCGGAAATTAAGCTATTTGAAATTGATGAACATGAACAATTACTTAATTGGTCTGACGAATTAGTTATTGATGCATCACAGGGAATTGCAGGATCCGGATTAATGATTAATATTGGATTCCGTTCGGACAATGAAGGAGTTTATGAAAGAAGACTCCGAATTTATCATCGGGTAGGAACCATAGAATATCTTATCGCAGAGATAATGGTTAATGCTGAATCAATTGGTCCGGATGAAAGATTTGATACTCTTATAACAAACTTTGGTTTACCAAGTCCAAAAGCAACTCCACTTCTTTTTAAAGAAGCAGATATTAATGAGGCTCTTCCGGACTGGGAACTCCTTAATCAAAAAGGAAAACATATGATTCTCGAGCATGATAAAATCATGCCCTATATAGGAACTTATAAAGCTCTTATAAATGCTATTAAATGGTTGGGATATGATGATATAAGTGTTAAAGAATGGTTTAAAAACGTAAAGGAAAATAAAAAAATATCTTTATCAGTTCCTTATGATGCTGCGGAAAGAACAAAAACAATTCTTTATTTTACCCCAGAAGAAAGAAGAAATCTTAAAAAATTAAATCAGCTTTCACTTGTTTATTGTATTACCAGGGAGACGGGGGAAATAGATGAATGGGGAACGCCATTAACTGAAGACTGTTACAGCTATAATCTTAATGAAATTCTTATTAAACTATATGCTCTTAAGGAATGGCTTGAAAGATGGATCATCGGGGTGAATGCTCGCATCACAGATATTACCGGGGAGGGTATTTACTTTGAGAGATATCAGAATTTTATTTATGCCACTCAAAACGTTGGTCTTCAAGCTGACTATAAACAATCCGTTTCCCCATACGTATTAACTAAAGATTCGGAATTAGCTGCTGGGGATGCTAGTATGGCTTTAACCCTCGAGGAATTGACAAAAGCTACAGCACAAAATATCCCTCATACGGCGTTGGATCTTATAAAATTTTGCTGGAATCCTTCATGCGGATATTTTGATATTACCGACACCTCATGTCTCTTATCGGATCCTTCTACTATTTTTATTGGTCCTTCAACTCAATTTCCTTTAATCGAATTTTTTGATATCCAATGGAAAGCTTCTGCAGAAAAAACAGATTCCGGAGCTTTACAAGATAATTTTGTAACTAAGCCTTTATGGATTTATGAAAATGAGATCAGATTCTTTAATATATTAGATACTTCTTCTCAATTTTATGATAATTCAACTAATTTAAATATTGTACTAGAGAAAGCTTATTTGAGAGATCCATTAAATGATATTTGGCAGGATTCAATTGCTTATTCTATTTATTCGGATCCTTGCACCGGAGGATATTGGTTTGAGAGTTCTACTGGAGTAAAAGTTCAATCTTTTGACTATATAAATTTAATTCCGGGGGTGAATTCTAAATTAATCTATGAAGTTGATGCTAACTATAGAGTTCCTCTATTAAGTCTCGAAAATTATCAATTTACCGATGCTTCGGGTAATGTTAATTTTATTAACAAAAAATATTTCTTAGATATTCTTGATGGAAAGATTATGATGGATTCTAGTATGCTAGGAATTAAAGATTGGGTAACTGATCCAAGTACACCAGGAATTGAAAATATCGAAACTACTATCAATTGGAATTACGATACATCCTTAGACGAGCAAAAAATTACTTTAAATGTAGTTTATCGTTCACCTAGAATGCCTTTATACATTTATGATCCTTCCATTTATTATAGTTTACAAGGTTCAGATCCTTTTGCAGCAAGAGTGGTTGATAATAGTGTTTATCTTCTTAAAGTAAATCATACGGGGGATTTCCATATTGAGATTTACGCATGGGATGGATTCAATAATATTTTTACAAATCAAATGGAAACTACTTATCCAGTTTGGACCAAATTTCCAGCAATTTATTCTTTAGTGGATAGTTCTAATTACTTATCTTTTGAAGCTAGCACAAACATGAGTTTATCTGATGTTAGTGCTCTTATCGATGCAAATAGATTTCCTTTATTTGATAGAAATATTCCTTTACAAGGATTAAGTTTAAATTTTGATCCTTCTGGAAATCCATATATTGAAGTTCCTTCAATTACCTATTTTCAAGATCTTCCAGATCCGGATTCTTTAAATAAATTTATAAATTTGACTGAAAGAGTTTTGACAATTTCGGGAACAACTATTACTGTAGATGAAGATTATCAACATTTCTATATGGGGGATAATATTAAATTGGTTAAATTTGATAGAGGGAAATATTCATTAATTCAAGAAGTTAGTGCACTTATTCTTTCGGCTGATAACTTAATACCTAATACTATTATTCTTGATCAAAATCCATTTATAATAGAAGCATCTACAGAAATTTATATTCTTAATGATACTTATAGAACTGCTATAAATGCAACTAATGTTTTGGATAAACTAACTATTGATGTAAGTGGATATCAATTTGAACCGGATCAATTAATAGGAATTATAGTTTCAGATGGAAGCACGGGATATTCATGGGGATCTTCTTATAGGGTTTTAAGTGTTGATGGAAGCACCCATACATTAGATCAGAATGTTCCTCAGTTCTTTATCGATAACCCCGGAAAATATGCTATTAAGGCTAAACATGCTTTTTCAACATATGCAGATTTTACAATTGAAACAGATCATGCTACGGAAATTGCAAATATCTTTAAAATTTATCTTAAAAATAGTTATTGCCAGGAATATTTCCTCGATAATACCTTTGTAGTTATAAACGTCTTATTTGATCAGGACTATGTAAATCAGCAGTGGTATGATCCTTCTGATAATCTGGTAAATTCAACTTTTTATGCTTATAATGAACCAATTGCAGTCGATGTTAGCACTTTAGTTATCTTTAAATCTTTATATGATGTAAGTAATTATATGTTAGATCAACATAATATTTGGACCGTAAAAAATCACGATACTGAGCAAATGATTTTTAAGGTATTTAATGATAGCGTGCCTTTTGTTTTCAACCAGGTGGGGATTTATGATATTATTGTAGAAAGTATCGATAAATTTGGAAATTTAAAAACTCAAAAATGGGAAGGATTAATTAAGGTTCAATGAAAAATGTTTTAGTTGTAGTCGATGTTCAAGTTCATTTTAAATCTGTTACAGATAAATATGTAGATGAAATATTTGAACTGTGCAAAACGTTTGATGAAGTCTATCAAATATGGGATGCTGTTGATGTAAATACCCCCGATTTTAAGTTCCCAAATCAAGTTAATGCCATTAGAAAAGAATATGGTGGAGAATTACTTGAAGAAGACATTGATTATTATCAGTTTTCTGAAAATGATAAAGAAAGATTGCGAGAAGGATTTAACAATGGGTTTTCTAGCGGGGAAATGTTCGCAGATGGGCAGGGGGAAAAAATACAGTGGTTCTTATATGTCGGAGGAATGCATGAATGGTTTATTATTCCTGAAAAATTATTCACACTATTTAAAAAATTGAAAACCGAGGGGAAGCAAATTATTCTTTGCGGGGGAGCAGAGGAGGAATGTTTAGAAGATATTAGAGTTGTTGCTATGGCAATGGATTTGGAATCAGAGATTTTAGGAACATACGTATACTCTTAAATAATGGAAAATAGATTTTATAAAGAAAATAAAATAGAATCAATAAATACCGAAAATTCTTTTTTCCTCATTGATTCAAATGAATGGAGAAAAGCAGGTATTATCTCAGTTGAAAGGTTAGGAAGAATTCTACAAATCCAATTAGACGAGGATATATTCAAAAGAAATGTAACTGCTGTTACGTTTTCGAAGCAAGATGAAATAGCGGAGTTACCACCAGAGAGTCTTCCGGTTGATCCTAAGACCCATATATCTGTTGATGAAAATTATTTGTATGTATGGATTCCTCAATCAAAAAGATGGAAAAGAATTCCGTTGGCAATTTATTAGATGCATAGAATAAATCTTTCTTTATGTCCAATAAATTTTATATTTATATTATAAACAAGCTCTTAAATAAACAATATGCTGGCCGTAACTAAATACCCCCATTTTTATAAAGTATAATTCTTACCATTTTTTATAGATTTTTTGAAATCTAATCCACGTTCAAAATCGAAATTTTCCTTAATTGTTATATTCCGGAATATTAGATTTTTCTATTGTATTGGATTTTTTTATATCATATCTAGCTTTTTCAACTAGTATTTTAGCTAGATCTAAATAAGAGGCATAATCATCGTGAACAATAACCTGCAATCTATCTGCTGTTGGAGGGAATTTTCTTAATATCCATTTTGGATATAATAATACATAATACCGCTAGATTTATATACCTTTTGCTTATACCCATATTTATACCAATATGGGTTTACTAGCTGAAGTTTAAGAGTTAAATGTTTTTCCTGAGCCTCCGACATGGAAGCAGGCTTAATTAATCCAGTTGATTCTAAATATTCAATAGCTTTTTTTCTATCCGCGAAATTAAGTTCCTTCGATCTTTCTTTCATGGGTTTAGCCGAAAGGCCTATCCTTAAGTTTTTAAATGGATTTTCGCTTTTTTCGAACTCATATAAATACTTTTTTTTATAAATTTTGCTTTCATTATTAAATATTTATTTTTTTATCCAATCAGAGTAATATCAGCATCTACTACTCTTTTAACATCTTTCAAATCTGCTTTTGCGGTTGCCCGGGTTTCTCCGAAAACCCCTCTTCTAGAAATTCCTATATAACCTCTATAATCTGCTTGCTTGTGTTTTAAAATAAGAATTGGATATCCTCGATAATCCCTAATCAGATCAATAATTTCATAATGAAATCCGTGTTTATCTAGATCGATAACCCAATTTGTATTTTCAATGATATCTTTATCTAGTTTGGCTTTTCCAATATTTATGGCTTTTTTAGATTCAAGCCCACGTTCAAAATTTAAATTCTCTTGAACTATTTTCATACATTTCTAAAATTTTCTCGCTAAATTTGGATCATTTTTAAGATACCCCTTAATTATTGTACGAATTTCATTTTCAGACAAATTATATTCCGATGCAATTTTATTAATAACTATTTTGGGGGTTCTTTCTCCTAAATATTTTTTAAGATTATTATATAAATCCAATGCGGCAAAACCTATATTGTTATTTCTATTTATTGTGTTTCCCCGCGTTTTTTTGGCTTTCATAGATACCTCTTCCTGATACTTCTCTGATCTACTAAAATCTGCATTAATGTCTACAGCTTCCATAGCTAATGCGTATACTTCTCCAGCCTGCATTTTTTCAAATTCATCGAATGCATCTATTATCTTATTATATAGCACATTGGACTCAGTCCCTTCACGATTTCCTTGTAGCAAAAGTCTAAATTTAGACATTGTATAATTAACTGTACGGGGTTTAAGTCCTAATACATCGGCTAATCTCGGAGCAGGTAGTTTCTGAAAATCCATATTAATTTCTTTATTTATCTTTAATGCATTACGTGTCAATGCATTATCACCTCTCCCCCTACTATCTTCGGATCTTCCCATTGCATCCTTAGCAGCTAAATAAATTGCAGCTAATTGTGATTTGGTTAAAACATCCAGACCTTGTGCTAAAGCAATTTTTTCCCCTCTATATTTGCTTCCGTATAGCTCATTTAAAGATTCAGATACAAGTTTTTTCATTTCTTTCTTTTTTTTATTATATATTTAAAGCAAATATACTAATTATTTCAAAAATAAAAAATATTTACACAGGAATTGGCGGGAATCTGGGGTGGGGGAAATGCGTCCAGATGTAAAACAAAACCAATTAAATGGAATACGAAATATCGGAAAGGGAGAAAAGCTAAAGAGGCAGCGGATTCATGCCAGGAAAGCCATATGTTTTTGCCCCTACAGGTGCCCATTTGGTATTTAAGAAATTTATCCAAAGTAAATTTGTTGGTTTCAAATTTTCATACTTAGGAAATGGATCAGCTTTAATAATCGTTGGCATTGCTAATTTTAAAGCAGCTTTATAGGCTTTAGTATTATTAAAGGTCTTTGCTAAAGAAGGTCCATAATTAGTCTTCATCAAGTCTTCATTTTTTGGTTCAAATTTTTCTATAATTTTATCTAAAGATCCGGAATTAATGTTCTGATCAATATCCTCAGCCATCTTAATGATAGGTTTGGGGTTTTTAATTGTAGGAGCGAAATTAGCTGTTTCAGGTTTTGCAGCAGTTGGAAGAGAAGACAAAAATTTATTCATATTTTCTAACAAAATATCTAATTTCGCAAACTGTTTATCGATTTGATCCTGAGTTTTTTGCAATGCTTGTATTTTAGGATCCGGATTTTGAATAATAGAAGACCCGTCATAAGCATCTTTAATGATCTTGTATTTAGTTTCTAAAACCAATTTATCTTTTTTAGCCATAAGTATTTGTTCATTCAGACTTGCCATATTAGTTGTCCAAATATAGAATTCATTCGTATATCTAGTAATATCTTCTTTTGCATTCTTAGTACGATCCCTTTTTGGCTTTTGAATTTTTAAATCTCTTTTTTGATTTTCTATATTACTTATCTTAATCTCAACTTCTTTTATATTTGCTTTAGATTTGTCCAAATATTCTTTTAAAATTTCTTTTTTGAATTTGGCTAGCTGATCTGTTAAGGTTTTCTTTAACACTTCAATTTCCCTTTTCATTAAAGTTGTAGGATCTGCTAGAGGAACATGATGTTCAGTAGACCAGTTAACAAATAAAGCCCAAGGAAATAGATAAATTCCTGTCACGGTAAGACCAATAACAATAAACCCCCAATTTGTTTCGAAAGCTTTTATTGGAGTATAAACTGTTGGAAAAGAAATAGGGCCAATTGGGGGAGGAACCCCTGTTGACCAACCTGTTGCAGGGTTAGCTACACTAGCTAAAGTTGCAAAAGAGCAATAACGCATCCAATATTTAATGTCATCATATCCCTTTTTACTTTTTGGCGAAAGATATGGATCTTCTTCATCTGGAGATTCGCATAATTGATCTGCTATAGAATATAATCTATATTGTTCCCCGTTTATAACTGTGATGGAATAAGTGTTAAATGTTCTTGAAATATTATCGAGTTCTTTTATAAGAGCATTAATCTCTTCGGGCAAAGCATCATATCTTTTCCACAAGTCTTCAAAGAATTGTTCAATCCAGATTCCTTCTAATTTGGTTTGCGTCCATTTTGTTCTATTTGGAGAATATTTTGTTTCAACAAGTTTATCTATCTCAATACTAAAATTAAATAAAAACAAGATATAGTTTCTTAAGAATGTTTTTTCATCACTCGTTTTTGTATTCTTTTTTTGTAAGTCCAATAAATAGTTTTCCCCCGATGTAAAACGCTCCCCAATTTTAGCATTATTCTCATCCCATTTTTTGCGAAGTATATCATAGAAACTAGGATCAGCTGAAAAAAAGGTTCCTTGTGAGAGTTCTTTGCAATAAACATTTACTTTACTTTTTATATTAATAACACTATATTTGTCCGTAAAATACCTATCCCTTAAGAATTCATTTACCTTGTTTATAAAAGCCGTAGCAATGTTATTTTTATCAAAGTATGAAGATAGTTGAGTTGCAAGAGAAAAATAAAATTCTATAAGTTCAAATTCTTTTGCATCAGGTTTTGTAACTTTGGATTGATCCATTCCCTTTTGACCATCTGCTTTGAGATATTTAAAAAGAATTTTTTCGCTATCGTCTAGTTCCTTTTGTATATCACCCATTTGTTCAGCTTCGGCTTTAGCTTTTACATTATTACTGCTAGTAATTTTTTGATTTATTTTATCCCAAACTTTTTTCTGCTTTTTAAAGTCAGCCATAATTCCTTCCCATCTCTTAGAAACTCCACCAGTTTTATAAAATAAGGATAAGACTTCTGCAACTGAAAGTCTCCCATCTATTAAAGGGGAATATTTAAGCATTACAGGATAAATGCTAGGCAAATAAAATTCCGATATAAAAAATTTAATATCATTTTGCTCTTTATAAGAATCGTTTAATTGGTTTATAATTTTTTCTAAATATATTTGATTAGGATCTGAAATATTTTGAACATAGATTTTGTTTGGCTCTACCAATTCAACAATTCCATTTACATTAGGGTAAATTTTGTCTCCTAAGTAAGTTGCCATAGGAGCTCCAATATTTAAAGTATCTCCAGTTTTGACTAGAATATTTAAATTTATACTGGAATTATTTTGAAACAAAGCCTTTGTAGCAATATCTGGCTGGGAACCATCATTTATGGAAGTATCCTGATTCGGAGCAACTTCGCAAGAAATACTTTGTATTTTTTCTTCTGCTGGAATATGTGGAACAATGTTATCATCAATATTAACAGAACAAGAGACTATTTGTTCAATAAATGGATGAGAAGAAATGGATACATCATCAGGATAAGGAACAGAAGAACATATTTGAGATAAAGTAATTTCTTGAAATGATTCTAGAGCTTTTCCCTGCAATTTCTTCCTATTATTTATATAGATCAAAGAAGCTAGTAAAACACTAGAGATAATAGCATCCATGATTTTAAATGATTCTAATAAAGTTTCTGCTTGTTTTCTTTCGTTAGCATTGAATCCTTTATATACTTTTTTAGCCCCGTCAAGAGTTTTTTTCTCGTCTTTTAAACTCTGTTTAATAATGGATGAGATATTTCGGATAAGTCCCTGCAGATATTTCCCCCGGTGTGGAGATGGCAATTCGTTTTGCTCTAGAAATTCTTTTATTTTTAATACTATAACATAAGCTAAAAATATCCATGGGGCAAGACCTGCTATTTCATATGCAGTTTGGAATACTCTAGAGGAATTTGAAGTCTTATTATCAAATTCATCAGAGTTATTAAAAATATCTATATACTCCTCAGCAGAAAGATTCTTATTCCCTAAGGACTTAAGAAAATTATCAAATTCTTGAGCATAATAATCTGGATTCTCACAAGCTAAAACAATTTCATTTAGATGGGATTCATCGATATCGTTACCGATCTCTCCTAAAAGTTTTTGGAGATTCCTACTATTTTTAACATAATCTAACGCTTCATCGTCAGTAGTATTTTTGCCAATTTGTTTTTTAAGCTGGTCAAGAATTTTATTGAGTAAAGTAAAGGCAGCAAGTTTTAAAGCGAGAAGAACTGCAGGTTTCTTTAAAAACCCTTTAAATTTCTTGATTGATTTTTGAAGTTTTTCAAAAGCTGCTTTTATTAATTTATCTTTAATACTCATCTAATCTAATTCTAATAACTTGGTGTATTTTTGAACTAACTGTTCAAATGGATATAATTCTTCTCGACCCATATTTTTGAAATTATACTGAATATTTCCCCAGCCGAAATGAACAGTATCTGACATAAGTTTTAATGCTTCTTCTATAAAAAGGGATCTAAACTCTGAATACTCAGAACTATGTATTAATTTTTGAATTTGGTCATAATCTTTTTTGAGTTGATTAATGGGGCGGATATAACCAATTTTCATAGTTTTATATGGATTTTTCCCTCTTTCAAAATTAAAATCCCCATCGATTTTCTTTTTCCAAAAAGGTTTTTTCATCCATTTTTGAATTTTTCTCAAATATAGCTCTTTGTATTTAAAATCCACTCTATTTAAAATATCCAAGCAAACATAATTAGGATCCTCCCCTCGAATAAATCTATATTTTAATTCCCTCGATAATTTGGTATCTATTATATCGACTATTATTTTTATAGCATTGTAAGTACTCCATTTTTTATGGGTATCAGTACTTATTAACTTTGGAACCATTAAATCCCCAAATTTTTCATCTAAATCATAATAATTGCCGATTTTTAAAGAATCATTAGGATTTAATCCTCTTTCAAAATTTATGTTTTCTCGTATTAACATTTATTATATTTATTTTTAATGTTTATAATCCAATAAGAACATTTTTTGATAAACAAGCATTTTTAGCTTGCTGAACAATCCCGGCATTTACTCCTGGGGTAAAAGGGGCTTTTGCATCAATTGCTGTAGCTAAAGTTTGCAATAGAGGGAATAATATATTTCCGAGCACAGCCGGACTATATGGAGCCCCCCCCAATTTTGTTATTTGGTTCCCGCTAGCTATAACTTCATCAGCATTAATAGAAACTTTTGCCGATGCAGAAATATTAACTTCATTCTTTGTTACAATACTTAATTTATCACCATCTAATTGTATCATCGAATCCCGATTTGCATGCTGAATCGTAATCATACTGTCCGGAGAAATCTGAATAAAACTCTCTCTATAAAACATCTGGAATCCACTATTTCTTTGATAAATGATCGTTAGCTCTTCATCTGGATCATAAAGCAAGACATGGGTTCCGTCATAGTCATCTTTTATCCTTTGGATTAATTGGGTATCTATATTTTGAATAGTAGTATACTCTGGGGAATAAATATCGCCGTTATTAAACTGAACCCGAACTATAGAACCTATTTTAGGGATTGATATTGATCCTGCACCATTCCCCCCAAAAAAAGTAGAGTTAATTGGCACAGCCCAAGGGAGATCCTTTGCAGCAAGATCATCCATCAGTCTATACACACGAACTTGACATCGACCCGAAAAAGTTGGGTCAATATTGTTTACAATTATAGCAAGCCAATCATTATCATGCAAATCTTTAAAAGATAGATGCAAGCCATCGGGGATTATCATATTGTTTGAATTATTTGATCCGGTATTTATTTTTAAACCCTATAATTTGTCCTTTTACTTTTAACGATGCTGGAAGAGAAGTTATTTTAGTATTGCTTAAGTATAAATTCCCCCCAACACTTAAATTATCAGGAAGAGAAGTTATAGGAGTATTACTTAAGTTTAAACTCCATTCAACACTTAAATTATCAGGAAGAGAAGTTATTT